GTTGATGGCTATGTCTACAAGATTGGTGAGGAAAGGTATCGTCTCGACCTGCTTGAGGTGATACATCACAAGATGCCGCATCCCACCAATGACCTGTACGGGTTAGCGCCGATTCAGGTACTGGCTCGCGAGATCGACGACGATAATCTGGCATCGGATTTCATCGGCACCTTCCTGCGGAACATGTGCGTGCCCTTTGGTGTGTGGAAGGTGAGGGGTGTACGGCTGAAAGAGGAGCAGTACGAGCACCTGACCGAGATGATTATGAGGCGGTTCGGACGGAAAGGCGCAAAGGGTGAGTGGGGCCACGGCAAGCCTCTGATCATCGACGAGGATGCAGAGTACCAGCAAATGGCGACGACTCCGCAGGCCATGGTGTTCCCCGAGCTCCGCAGAATCTCCGAGGCCAGGATTCACGCTGTCTTTGGTGTCCCGCCGATCCTGACCGGCTCTCTCACTGGCTTGGAGAGGGCAACGTATGCGAATTACAAAGAAGCGGTCCAGGCTTTCTGGATGGACACGATGTTGCCCATATACAGGCGAGTCGAGTCCACGCTGACCAGGGGGCTTAGGCCGCACTTCGGCGACGACATTAAGATTTATTTCGATACGTCGAACATCGCAGCTCTCCAAGAGGACGAGGCAATCAGATGGGAGCGTCTGATGAAGGCGTATGAGGCCGGTATCCTGACGTTGAATCAGGTGCTTGGCGAGATGGGTTATGACGAGATCGGCGCAGAGGGAAATATTCGCAAGCCTAGTGGGGCATCTTTGCTGTCACAGCTTGGCGGCATAGCCCCCAAAGGGCTGAGCACAATCATAGACGGCCAGCCGTACCGTGTTGTCCTGGTGAATCAGGAGCAGAAGCAGTCCCTGCCTGTCGTGGTTCCAGAGGCTACTCAGGTAGACTACAAAGACTGGCATGGGGAATGCACTGAGGACTTGAGCCACTGGCAGGAAAAGCAGCTAGACCCGGTTGTTCGATCTGGCCTGGAGTTGCACCTGGCGATCGCCAGGGAAGTGGACAGGCGCAGCAAGAGATTCGAGGAGCAGGTTGAGAGGGAATTTGAGAAGTTGTCGGATGTCGTCGGTAAGCGCATCGTAGGCAGGAAGGGGAAGAAGGGGTTGCCTTTTGGCATGGAGGACTTGCTGAAAGGCGAGGATTTCGACGACCTGAAGGCTGTCTTTGCCGAGCAATTTGAGGCCCTTGGCGCAGTGATCTTCCGGCGTGTCGGCGACATTGTAGGTGCCGATATTGGCTGGGATCCCGAGAAATCCGCTCCTGGTGCTGCGGAGCAGAAGCAGGCCGGTGCCGACAGGTGGCGGCTGTATTTCCTCAGCCTGGCAGCGAAGCGGGTGAGGGGAATTGAGGAAAGTACGAAGAGGCTTTTAGGCCATTATTTGACGGTCGCAGATGATCGTGGATATTCTGTTTGGCAAATTGCAAATGGCGTTGAAGCTGATAAGTTCCCTGGTCTCAAAGCTCTGGTGGCAGAGACGTATAGAGGCCGACATGAGACGATTGCACGGACTGAGCTTGGCACTGTGGCGAATCTGTCTGCTGCCGAAGCGTATGAGGAGAGTGGTGTAGTAGAGAAGGTGCTTGTGCTAGATGGTCATGGCTGTGAAGCCTGCGCCCAAGCGGATGGACAGCAATGGAATATTGAGGAGGCTAAACGGCGACCCCTAGAGCACCCCAACTGTGTCAGGGTGTTCGCGCCGATTGTCAGATAGGAGGTTAAGCAATGGAGAGAAAGACTTTCAGATTCGAGCTTAAATCCCTGGATGAAGCGGGTATCTTTGAGGGGTATGGGTCTGTGTTCGGCGTCCGAGACGACGTAAATGACATCGTGGAGAAAGGCGCATTCAGGAAGACGCTCCTGGAGCGTGCGCACCGCATTAAAATCTTCTACCAGCATGACGTGTTCTTGCCCATCGGGAAGCCCGTTGAACTGCGTGAGGACGACGTTGGCCTTTATATCAAGGGGCAACTGGCTTTGAAGACGTTTTGGGGTAAGGAGACTTACGAACTGATGAAGGCCGGTGTGATGTCCGAGCTGTCAATTGGCTATGACCCCATCCTGGCGACGGTGGACGGCGATGGCGTTAGGCATCTGAAAGAGCTGAAGCTGTACGATGTGAGCCCAGTAGCCATTGCTGCACACCCTTCAGCTATCGTCACGATGGTCAAGTCGAAGATTGGCAGTGAGGATCAAGCTGCTGCCACCGGCATTGAGGGCAAGCCCTTTGCTGGCTACGAGGACTTTGATGACTGCGTGAGGCAGAATCAGGACAAGGACGACCCGGAGGCATTTTGTGCTTGGTTGGAAAATCAAACGACTAAGGAGTGGCCGGAGGGGGTATCGTCCGATGTGGTTGCACGGGCGATCCGCTTCAAGGAGGCAGTGGAGGGGAGAGGTCAATATGAGGAACCTGTAAGATTACGTGACCAAATAGCACAGGAGATGTTCGGTAAGCCATTTGGTGAGTTGACAGATGCTGAGAAGTGGCAGGTGCATGATGAAGCGACAACGCGTAGGGGAAATGGCGAGACATCGCAGGGTGGTCAACCATCCGAAGATAGCCATAGCGATCAGGTGGAGATCGGTATTACGGTGGCTATGAAGGCTATTGACACGGCCAGAATTGAGCTTAAAGAGGGTAGGGTCTTGTCCAAGCGGAATAAAGACTTGATCGAACAGGCGGTTGAGGCACTGCAAGCACTCCTGGAGGCAGCGGATCAGGTGGAGAAATCCGCATTGGCAGGCGACATCGCCGCTCTGCGTCAGCGAGCCAAAATACTCGAAGCGGAGATAATGTTGCAACGAGTTACATGATGTGTTAGAATAGTAGCAACATAAGCAGGAGGTTGTCATAACAGAAGATTAAGCGACTGATGCCCTTGAGCATCCGTTGAAGCCGAAACTGTTAGAGTAGCCCGCAGAGCGCCCGCCTCTGCGGGCTTTTTTGTTTATCGAGTTCCAGGGCCGGGCCGCCGTAAGCACCCACCCTGAGAGAACCCAGCACTCACAATGATGTGAGCCGCAAGCGGGTTGAAAAGTGAAAACGAAAGGAGAGGCGAAATGTCTGAAGAGATGAAGCGCCTACATGAGGAGGCCCAGAAGTGTGTGTATGACGCCCGGGAGAAGATGAACTCCTGGGAGCATGAACATAAGGGTGAGCCCATACCAGCCGATCTGGAGCAGGAGGTTGACAAGCTCCTGGCTAAGGCTGAGGAGCTGAAGGGCCTGGCCGATGCCGAGTATTCCAAGATGGAGCGGCACCGCAGGATGGGCACTCTGGTCGCAGACCTGGACCAGGTGAAGAACCGCATCCCCCTGTCCGATGCCGGAGGCTCTCGCAATCCTCTGCTCGGCATTACCGGTGACGAGGAGAAGGCCATCCGCAGTGCAGTGGAGGTCAAGGCGTTCTACAACTACCTCCGTGGGCACCCGGTCAAGACCGGCATCGGGCCGGATGAGGTCAAAACTCTCACTGAGGCTGTCGATACCGAGGGCGGCTATCTGGCACCAGAGGAGTTCCGCGCCACACTCATTCGCAAGCTGGCCGATGTGGTACATATCCGCTCCCGCGCTACGGTGCTCACTACCGCTAGGGAGTCGGTAGTTGTCCCCACTCTGGAAACCGAGCAGGATGCGGAATGGGCCGCCGAAGCTGCATCCATGACTGTGACCAGCGATGAAGCGTTTGGTGAGAGGCGGCTGACGCCCCACAAGCTCTCCAGGGGTACGAAGGTCACCGAGGAATTGCTGGAGGACAGCGCCATAAACCTCATTGACCTTCTCACGACTGTGTGGCGAGACAAGTTTGCTGCCGCTGAGGACTCCGCCTTCGTCGAGGGCACCGGCGTGGGACGCCCCACCGGTGTCAAGGTCAGCACGCAGATCACGGACTATCAGCCGGCGGGAACCACCATCACCGCCGATAAGCTGATCGACACCACGTTCCAGATCAAGGCGACGTACCGCCAGAGGGCAGCCTGGCTTATCAGGCGGTCGAACTTGGCGAAGATTCGCAAGCTGAAGACCGGCGATCAGCAATACCTGTGGGCCGTTGGCCTCCAGCCCGGCTCTCCCAACACCCTCTGCGGTTATCCGGTGATGGAGACGGAGTATCTGGATGCGGAGACGAGCAGTGCCATTGTCGCCATGTTCGGCGACTTCTCCTACTACTGGATTGCCGATAGGCGGGAGATCAGCATCAAGCGGCTGGATGAGCTGTATGCCGTCGAGGGCAAGATTGGCCTGCTGGCCACCAAGCGCACCGACGGCGATGTGGCTATCGGCGAGGCGTTCACCCGACTGAAGATGGCTTAAAAGCCTCTGTCTGTGAATCTAGCAAGGAAAGGAGATTGGGAAATGGCCCACGACCTTTACAGCAATATCAAGCCTGAGCAGAGCATCCAGGCTGATGCTTATACCGCAGCCACTCACAATGGGGACATCGTTGATTCCCTTGGCTATGAGGAGATCATGGTCATAGTGGATGTCGGTGATATGGGCACCGGCGCTACGCTTGACATGAAGGTGCAGCATGACACCGACCCGGCTGGCGGCACTATGGCCGACCTCAGTGGGGCGAGCCTGGCCCAGATCACTAAGGCCGGGGGTGGGGACAACGAGACCTATTGCTTCCAGGTTCCCAAGGGACATAACCGTTACCTCAGGGTGGTTGGTGTGCTTGGCACCGAAGCGTGTGACTTCAGTGCGGTGATTCTCTTGGGTGCTCCTAGCCATGCCCCTGTCACCCAGGCAACACCTGCCTAATCCTGACAACTGTTGTGAAGCCCCGTTAAGGGGCTTGGCGTAGCGCTCGACGAATGATAGTCGGGCCAACATTGGAGCGGGGCGGCAGTCTCGGCCCTGCCCCGCTCCACAATCAAATAAATAGGGACTGGATTTCAAGCCGGGTCCCAAGAAGGGAGAATGGCTAATGAGCCCGCAACTCACGAGGAGTCAGGACGGAAAGACCTACCTTGATGATGTGGAGGTAACAACCTCTGCTGCCGAACTCAACATCCTTGATGGTGTGACTGCCGACAAGGACGAACTCAACATCCTTGATGGTGTAACTGCCGACAAGGATGAAATAAACACGCTAGCTGGTGTTACCCCCGGGACCCTTGCAGCCAGCAAGGCAGTAGTTGTTGACGCCAGTTCGCAGATCGACGCACTCGATGTGAAAACCACCTTGAAGAAGGGTGGGGTTGAGGTCACTTCTACTGCTGATGAGTTGAATAAACTGGCCAGCGTTACTCCTGGTACTGTGGCGGCTAGCAAGGCTGTCGTAGTAGGCGCTGGTAAAGCGGTTGACCTTCTCACGGTATGCAAGAAGAAAGAGGTTGACGCTAGTGGTGGAGACGTAGCCGAGCATACCATCTTCACAATTCCCGCAGGTAGCTTTTTGCTGGACATTATCGCCTACTGTACCGAAGCCTTCAACGGTGATACCAACAAGAAGTTCCAAGTCGGCGTTGCAGGAAACACCGATAAATACGTCGATGATGTGGACTGTCCTGTGACGTTGGATGGACAGTTAGATATGCTCGCTGGGACGAACAACGACCAGAAGTACCCTGAGTTCCTGGTTGCCGAGACTGCAATCAGGGCGATAGCGACCAACAATGCGAACGCGACTGCTGGCAAGATGATGGTCTATGTCGTCTATGCAGTAGCAGCAGACTAAAGAACAACGGCTCAGGGGCACCGACCCAGTAGCCTTAACCCCTGAGCCATACCAGGAGGCGCTCATGGATGGTGCAACAGAGTGGGCCATGGTGGGGGCTGTCGGTGGCCCGGTGGTAGCGCTACTAGGAACTTTTATCAGAATCCTGGTGAAACGCTTGGATATGCGTGACGACGATTATCGGCGATTGAAGGCTGAGATCGCCGATAAGCTCCTCCAGCATGATAAAGAAGTGGCCGAGCATCACATGAAGATCATGACACAGCACGAGGGTATCATGGCGACACTCAGTCGCCTTAATGGAAGACAGCCCAGTTGAGGAGAAGTC